TTCGACAGGTTCGTCAATCCTGCTTGAAGAATAGCTTCCGAAAGCTCAGACAGCTCATCGCCGATTAAGATCACTCGCTTCTGTTTGATACCAATAAACTTACCTACAGCTTCTCTTGTCTTTGATTTTTCTGCTGATATGAGGCTGAGTCCCGCTCTCTCGATGAGAGTCTGGCTTTCATCAATGTATGCTGCGTTCCCTATCGAGTCCCTGATTTTTATTGGAGCCCCTTCAATGACGGTAAGCAAAGACATAACAGAACCCCATATACGTTTCCTCGCTTCCCTTAATGTAGTAGAGGTCATCAACACCAGAGTATCTTTGGGCTGTGATAACCAATTAACTATTCCCCAAGCGGCCATAGTGTGTGACTTCCCCGAAGAAGCTGACCCACCAATAGCTAGGTATTTGTGTTCTATGGCAGATCTAATCATCTCCTCTGCCCAAGGATGTTTTACCATCAGCTTTTCCGGCAGATCTTCGTGATTCCACAGCTCATCACACACCCTCCAAAAGTAATACTCTTTTGCCTTGGCATGTGTGTGGTGTGCGAATCCGTAGAGTAAAGCAGTTATTAAACTCGTAGGGGGTATCAACAGACCACCAACATCCATGCGTTTACTTTTTGGGTCGATGCTCGGTTCTAGTATCTGCTTGTAGGTCTTCTTCTTTGAAGCCATAATTAAACCACGAAAGTAATTTCAGTTCTTGTGAGTGACAACCCCAAAGACGAGCTAAAGAAACGAGCTCTAGAAATGCACGAAAAGAATTACAAGATGAACGTGATCGCACGGGAACTTGGAGTTCATTCAGGAACTGTGCGCCGTTGGTTTAAAGCGATGGGTCTTCCTCCAAGAAAAGGGGGTAACGTACCGCACGTTCCGGTAGCCAGTAGCGAACCTCCCGTTGATCAGTTAGGATCTGATATTGACGAAGAGTTAGAAAATATGACGGACGAGGCTATTCTTTGCGCTCAGCACGATGCGCGAAATGAAGAAGATCAGTCTATGATGGAGATTGCAGAAAGGCAGTCCACTCCGGCTGATAAATATCAGCACTACATTGCTGCCGCAGGAATAAAGCTTCTACGGGACAGTGTGAAAAATCTTCGGGGGCCTAAAACCGTCAGAGAACTGTCAGAACTAGATCAGCTAATACGTAGAAATTTAGGTCTGAATGCTAAAGGTGGGGGTAGCAGCTCCATGCAGATAGACATTTCTATTCTCAACAACACCAAAGCGGACAGAGGGGGAGGCGCTATCGCTCCCAAAAAGGTCATAGATATAGACCCAGACAATGATTAACAACTTCGATGACTTCGGCTCTGGGCGTATGGACGATCTGTCTTTTGACAGGTCGGCCCACATACGGCCCCCACAAGAACCCGATGAGGACGAAGGCAAACCATTCATACTGTTAGCGGAGCTGCACGATGCTCTGATTGGCGTAATCGAAGGGGCGGACACCCATCCCCGAGCATGTTACAGCATAAACATGGTAAAGATTATCCTTCAGGAGAAGCACGACTTAACTGAGGATTTAGCACAAGAAGCTTTAGATACTCTTGTAAGAACATATCTAGGCCCTTCAACGCCATGCTTTTTAGATACAAGTATCTTAGCAGATGAGTGAATTGTTTCCAAATAAAGTGAGGGCCATAAAACCTACCGGTATGGTTAAGGTGCAGCTCCCCGATATAAACGATTTCAAGTTTAAGAAGGTAGAACTTGTTGGGAGCTTTTATCGAGTGATCCCTAAAACCGGAAAAGAAGTTGCGTTCCTCCGCTGCCTACAAAAGAATATGGATCTTTTCGTTCCCGAATCGGGTAATGGTTTGTTAGTCTCGTCTAAGCTAATAGACGAACTTGTATGATCGTAGGCGTAGACAACGGATTAGATGGGGGTCTTTGCGCGATCTCTAAACACGACGGATCTATCATCGACAAGATAGCGATGCCTTGTCTGCAACGATCTAAGAAACGAGAAGTAGATGTCCGCAAAGTACATGAATGGCTGATGGATCTATGCACCCCGTTCACACTGGCAATAGAAGAACCCTTGGCTCACGCAAAGAGTTCGCAAGCTGTTCGGTCTATGGCCCTAAGCTTTGGTAAGCTTTTAGGTATGGCTGAGTCTAGGGGTTACGAAGTTAATCGGATTAGCGTACACAAGTGGCAAAAGCAGATGTTAGGAAACACTGCAAAAGGGTTTACTAAGATCGCGGCCTTGAATACAGCAGAGCGTCTTGCCCCTGAAGAGAACTGGCTAAAGAACAAGAGATGTCGCACCCCTCATGACGGGATGATCGACGCGTATCTTATTGCCCGATACCTCTTGGAAAGAATTAAATAATTTTCTGGTCTTGGTTTCGGCCTGTGGTAAACCACAACGGTGAAATCACTATACCCAATGCAACAAGTCGTTGCGGACGCATTCATAGACTGCCTGTTTCGTAGGCAAAACACTCTGGATAGCTCGCACACAGGCTGCGGTAAAACCGTAGTAGCCTGTTATATCGCCAAGGTTATGAAATATCCTGTGGCGGTCATCTGCCCCAAAGCAGTGATAACAAGCTGGAAACGAGAACTAGCCGAGTTCGGAATCGAGCCTGTCTTTGTTCTTAACTACGAGAAGATACGGACGGGCAACACGAAGTTCATGAGCCGTAAAGGTAAGAAGATCTTCAAGTGGCACCTGCCTCGAAACACTATGGTCTTCATGGACGAGATCCATAAAGCTAAGGGACCGTTCACCCTTAATGCCCAACTACTTATATCTTTAGTTCTACAGAAATTCAGGGTCCACGGCATGTCTGCCACTGCAAGCGAGAGCCCTGTGGAAATGCGAGCGTTAGGATTCTGTTTGGGTCTGCACTCTCTGAACAAAGATGTGTACCCGTTGAAAAACTGGTTCCGTTGGATGACAAAAAACGGATGCCGGAAAGATCAGTGGAACAACTGGAGGCTCATGAACCGGTCTTGTCTCAAGGGGCTGCACGGAGAAATGTATGGGGAATATGCTCATAGGCTATCAGTCAAAGACTTCCCAGACTCGTTTAGAGACAACATGATTTTTGTAGAACCTATTGATTTTAAGGACTCTAAGAAAATAATGGATGCTTACGAAGAGCTGGGCATCACCCCCGAGATAATATGTGACTACATTGAGAATGGCACTGTGTCCGACAGTGAGCACCTCATCGTTAATCTTGGGCGAGCTAGGCAACTAGCTGAGTCTTTCAAAGTAGCGGAGATGGTGGAGATAGCCAACGAACTTGTTCACGAAGGGAAGAGCGTAGTCCTGTTTGTTAATTACAAAGCAACCGTAGATGCATTGTGTGGGCTTCTTAAAGCGGGGCGAATAGAAGGTGGGCAATCTGAGGAAGAGCGGCAGAAAGTTATCGACGACTTCCAAGCAGATAAGACACACTGTGTGGTAGCCAATATCGCCGCAGGGGGCACGGGTATTTCTCTACACGACACGCACGGCAACCGGCCCCGAGTCTCCTTGATAAGTCCTACATTTGACGCTAAAAGCTACATGCAAACACTGGGGCGCATACACAGAAACGGGGCTAAGAGTGATTCTATACAAAAGATCCTAGTCGCCGCAGGTACAGTCGAAGAATCCGTTATGGCTTCCGTGCAACGCAAAGCAAAGAACATCCAAGAACTACATGGAGAATAAATTATTACACTCACCAATAACCAAATAACAACATGAGCATAGACCTAAACACTAAAGAAATGCAGCAAGCCGTTTATAACGCAATAACCCACACGATAAGTGGCGCTATCAGCGACCTGTTCGATCCAGAAAGCGTCAACGAAAACTGCTATATGCCGCAGCTTATTCGTCAGGCAATAATAGACGGCATAGACAAAGCCCTATGCACTGGACCGGATACTCGTAATGCCATAGAGATGGGTATGAAGCGAGGTGTCGAAGAAGCAATGAGAGATGTCCCAGAACTAAAAGAAATTATCTCTGAGCATTTGCAAGAGCATCGTGACTACTAATAAGCCAGACCATGGTTCGCGGGGACACGCGGAGTTCAGCCCATCCAGCCTCAAATATGTGGCTGGGTGTGCTGGATACCACGGCAGAGACGGCACCAACGCCGCTGCCGAAATGGGTACCCGCATTCACGAAGCCTTAGAAGTCCATGACCCTTCTGCTCTGCACAACGAGCAAGAGCTACAGATCTACGATCAGATCGTGGACATGGAGAAAGCGTTCATGGATAATTTTTCTGGCATACAAGAAGAGCACAACGAGATACAGGTAGACGTAGAACTAGACGGCACAGGCACATGGGGAACCTGTGACCGATTCCTGATTCTTGATTCCGGCACCAAGGCCGTGATGGCTGATTACAAAACAGGAATCAGTATCATCGACCCACCAGAAAAGAACTGGCAGGCCAAGGCATATACAGTGGGGGCCTTTCAAAAGTTCCCAAACATCGAAGAGATAGTCTTTGTGTTCTACGTCCCACAACACAACGCCAGTCTTCACCACACGTTTAAGCGTAGCGACGTAGACGGCATTGTCTCGGAGCTTAGTTCCGTAATCAAGAGAGCGGAGAAAATCCGCCCCAAATGGGATCAAGGAACTCCCACACTCGATGACCTCACACCGAATGTGAACTGTAGGTTCTGCCGCCACGAAGATTCCTGTCCTGCTCTCGGTGGTCTCGTCATCGAAGTAGCTAAGAAGATCAACCCGCAACTACCAGACGTAGACATCGAAGAAACAGAAGACCCAGAGATCGTGGAGCAGTTGTGGGCTATTGCTAAGATCGTTTCTAACTGGGCCGACAGATTTAAAAAGAAGGCCGTGGCTCTCGCCAAAGACGGCACCGAATATCCCTCCCTCAAGCTGAGGAGTATGGGGTCCTCTCGAAAGATAACAGACAACGAAAGTCTACTGGAAGTTGCATCTGAGTTCGGGGTAAGTGCCGAAGAGGTGCTCCAACACGCAAATATTCCTCTGGCGAAACTCGCTAAGGCTATAGGAGATACAGCCGAAAAAGGAGGTAAGAGAAAATTATCTGAAAATTTCGTTGACGCATGTCAAGATGCGGGCATTATCGAAACATCAGACACACGATACACTTTGTCGTGAGTCGTAACAGGAAACAAGAAACACGAAACATGAGTGATGATACCACGGCTCTCGCAGCCGCACCAAAAGCAGGGATGATCCCTAACGAAGCTGGCTTCATTATTGACGCCTCGGATATTGATATCCCCCGCTTGAACATCGTCCAAAAGACGAGTGACATCGACGCCCCCTTTGGGAGTGTCGTTCTAGATAAGAAGCACATCATGGCTGAGCCAGAGGTTGCGACAGAAGTATCTGTTCTGTCGGCTACCAAAGGATGGCGCGAGGATGTGCCTTTCGACGACGATGTGATGCCGCAGATCGCCTACACAGAGGCTGATCGGGCGCGTATCGCTGAGTCTTCGGAATACAACCTGTTGGAGTTTGCAGAGATTACTCTGCTGTTCCAACAGCCGGAGGATAGCTCCAATGACCACGCCTACCCGTTCGGAATCGGGGAGCATAATTATGCGTTGGGCAAAATCAACGTAGCGAAGGATGCCTATCGGCAGACCTTCAAGCGGCTCGCAACTTATGCAGCATTCAACCGAGACAAGAATCTCGGGGAAATCCTGTGGAACTTCGAGTCGTGCCCCATCACTAGGGGTAAATACAGTTGGTTTGCTCCTATGCTGACCGTATCGCAGAACGCGCCTGCCGAGGCCGTTTCAAAATGGATCTCAGACTTCAACGGTAAGTAAGATGTCTGACGAAAAAATAACTACTGAAGTCCTCACTAACGAGGCAAGAATGCTCCAGCAAATGATTACAAAGCTGGATGAGCAGCTCGAAGAAATTCAAATGAGCAGGCTCAAGTTAGTGACGGTCCAAGGTTGTCTCCTTGAGAAACTAGGCTTGGAGCTGGAGCAGCTAGAACTGCCGTTCAAGGAATGCGTAGAAGCAGCGGAGAACTCCGAGTAAAAATTTGGGTGGTAAGGAATTGCGGCGGGGACGTAAGCTCTGGTTAGTGATTCATCTCCTGTTCAGTAATCGCATAAAACTGAACCCACCCATACCGGCCCCCACTGGTTTTTAGAGATTTTCCAGTGGGGGCCTTTCTTTGAATTATGGAAACCTATGCCCTCGATTACGAGACATACTATGACAAGTCCTGTAGTATCAGGACACTCGGTCCTCTCGGATATTTTTCTCACCCCGACTTCGACGCATACATGGTGTCCGTGGTTGGGACAGACGGCACCTCATTCGTGGGGCACCCCCGAGACTTTCAATGGGATCTACTAACTGATAACATAGTACTAAGTCATAACGCATCTTTTGATGAAACCCTATATCTATATGGCGTTACCCAGTCGTGGTGGCCCGAAGTCAAACCAGCCGAGTGGCATTGTACCGCAGATATGGCGGCGTATATGCACATGCCTCGCTCCCTTAAAGGTGCTGCGGAAGTTGCTCTGGGGGTAAAGGTTGATAAGAGCACCCGCGATAATATGAGCGGGAAGAGGTGGGAAAAGATGACGGACGAGTTCCGTAAAGAGGTTAGCGACTACGCCTTGGTTGACTCTGAGCTTTGCTTAAAAATTTGGTTAGAACATGAGTTTGCGTGGCCGGAAACAGAAAGAGTCATAAGTCGTTTAAACAGAGAGATAGTTCAACGAGGACTACCCATCGACGCTGACTTGCTGAAGACTCAGCTCGAAACAATAAAAGGTAAACTGTTTGAGGCTGAGGAGAACATACCGTGGCTTGGCGAAAAACCTCTTCTGAGCCGCGTGGCTTTTGACGACCAGTGTAGGACTGAAGGAATTGAACCTCCCGGTAGTCTAGCTGCTACAGATGAAGAGGCACAAAAATGGATAGACTACTATGGTAAGAAGCACGCATGGATAGATGCCGTTCGTAGTTGGCGACGTATAAACTCTCTCAAGAAAAAGTTGGAGAGCTTTGACCATGCGACGATGCCGGATAGCCGATACTACGGTGGCCTCATGTATTATGGGGCTCATACAGGACGCTTCAGCGGTAGTGGGGGTAATCTAAACCTACAGAACCTACCAAGGGACGAGATGTTCGGGGTAAACTTGAGGAATCTCATCGCGGCCAAACCCGGTAAGAAACTAATCGTGGCCGACCTTAGTCAAATTGAGGTAAGAACACTTTGCTGGCTGGCTGAGGACAAGAAGATGCTCAAAGAAATTGAGAAATCGGAAGACATCTATGAGGCATTTGCGATTCGATTCGGTCAATGGGACACTGAAAAAGGATCTCTTAAACAAGAGCCTAAACTTCGGCACAAAATAAAAGCGATGGTTCTGGGCTGTGGCTACGGTGCCGGTAAGAAAAGATTCTCGCAAATGGCGGGTATGACCCAAAAAGAAGCGAACAACGCTGTGGATCTATATAGAAACTCAATGCGGAGTATCACACGACTCTGGAGTGACTATAACTCAGGAATATCTTGCGCCTACAACTTAACAGTGAACGGGGCTGAGACTCCGTTCACAGTAGATCTCCCCAGCAAAAGGCATCTGGACTACGGTTTTATACGATCAGACGGGAAGGGTGAGGACCGTCACTACTATGCATATTTAATGCGTCACGGTAAAAATGTAGCCGTCAAGATGTGGGGTGGGTTCGTGGCAGAGAACGCCTCCCAAGCCTTAGCCCGAGACATTTTCAGTGATATGCTTGTCAGGATAGACGAGGCGGGCTACAAGATTGTGCTACATGTGCATGATGAGGTAGTGATCGAAGCTGACGAAGATCAAGCTGAGGAATCCTTGCAGCATATTCTGAAAATAATGTCGGAGCCTCCTGAGTGGATACCCGACATCCCATTAGCTGCCGAAGGATCAATCTTATCACGATATACCAAATGAATTACCGTTACATAAAAAACCTAAGAGACACGAAATGCTATAAAACATCGGACATATCCGCGTTAAATAAATCAAAACCTAAGTTCCCTAGTAAAGCTGACTTTAGGTCATGGTGCGCTGACGCCAAAACCGACCATGTTTTTTACAGCCTAATTGAAGGGAGTGCTCCATCTAAGCGCATATCCACAGACAACCCACCAAATGTAATACACGGGATTGTCGCCGACTACGACGCGCCCGTAAACTGGACTGAGGTAGACGCTATAATCTCTGCCAAGTGTTCCAGCCACCCTCCCACATGGAGGTCTAAAACACAGTCTGGTTACATACGTCTTGTATGGGAGTTTGAGAAGAGCCTACCAATCGCTCCTGAAATGTTTGATACCTTCATCAAATGTCTCAAGAACATAGTAAAGGTAGACCGAGTGTTCGCGGGTTTCGATTCGTCCTCTCTGAGAGCCTCTCAATATTTCGAGTTGGGTGAAGACTGGGTAAACATGGGTGGGGTTGTGTCTAGCGCAACCATTCAAACAGCTCTTACTAAGGCAGCGAGTATGAAGCCGCCTACAACAAACGACACCGCGATCCCAATCGAAGTAGTTGCCGAGGAGATTGATAAACAGTTTCCCAATAGATGGATAGGAGATGTAGAGATCGGTGCCCGAGGTCCGTTGTTTTGGATAGACGATGGCATTCACCGAGAGGGTTGTCAGGTAGCTGAGGACGGGATGATCTGTTACTCGGACAGAGCTGGGAAGGGCTTCATGAGTTGGCGTGAGATATTCGGCGCTAAGTTTGTAGCGGATTATGAAGAGACCAAGATGGGTAATCTTCTGGATGAGTACTGGTTCAACGGTAGAAATTTCTTCAAGTTGCTATACAGCTCTGCGGTAACAATCCCGAAAGAGCAGCTTATCCTAGAGCTGAGGCAGACGGGGTTCTCTATGAAACCCAAGAAAGGTCAGGCATTAACTGAAGTTGAGGCGGCTCTCCTGACAATAAGTAACCACAACCGCATAGACGAGATCGCTCCGGTCATATTCTCTAAGGACCGTGTGGTTTCCTACAACAGCCAACGGATACTTAACAACGCTAACATAGCCCCTGTAGAACCCGAAACAGACGGGGATCCTACCCACTGGCCGTTTATCCATGACTGGCTGGGTCAGTTGTTCAAGAACTCTACCCCTGTGATTACCGTCAACTACTTCTACGCTTGGCTCAAAAGGTTCTATGAGGCTGTCATTGAGCGTAAGATGTCACAGGGGCAGGCACTCATATTGGTGGGGGCCACCAGCAAGGGTAAAAGCCTCCTATCCAATAGAGTTATTTCAGGATTAGTAGGTGGTTATGCTGACGCTAGTGACTACTTATCGGGGCAAACTAAATTCAACAAGGACTTGGGTCGGGTTGCTGCATGGGTAATCGACGACACCACTTCAGCCGCCAGCTTCCAAGACCAACGGAAGGCTACGGAGCTAATCAAAAGATCGGTAGCCAACCCGCGTGTTGAATATCAAGCCAAGTATGCAGACGCGCTATCAGTCCCATGGGCTGGTCGTGTAATCCTATCATTAAACATGGACGCGAATAGCCTGTCGGTTATACCGGCTCTAGATAGCAGCAACCGAGATAAGCTGATGGCCCTCCGTGTTCGGGATGATGCTAGGAGTAAGTTCCCAGCTAACAGTGTAGTAGAAGCCACCATCAAAAAAGAACTGCCCCACTTTGGGAGATGGTTACTAGACTGGGATCCTCCTGAAGAAATTATGGTCGGAGGAAGATTCGGGGTCGCTAGTTTCATTGACGAATCTGTGGCTTCTGCCGCTTACGACAACTCTAGCAGGTCTTCTATAGCCGAGCTGGTCGAGTTCTTCTGTAAGAGATGTCGTGAGCAGAACGACACCATCCCAGAGTGGCGGGGGACTCTCACGGAGTTTCAGGTCCTTTTGCATGAGTTTAACAATGGTAGAAGTGTTGGCATGAGCCACAACCTAGAGTTCGTCCGGCGTGGTATGGCTTCGCTAGAAGAAGCTGGGAAAAACAACACGCATGTCCGACCCGTTTTCTCTAAAGGAAAAGGTGGCGGTAAGATGTGGACAATCAACCTAGCGAAAACTTTTGACATATCCGAAAGCCCGGTTTAATCAAAGATATGGCTGAAACAGAAACCTACGCCTACCTCGATGAGTTCTCTGACTTGGAGCAGGTCGAGACTAGAATCCAGTTGCTGAGGGAAGACTATAGAGCTCTGACAAATCGAATAGAGCACTACGGAAACAACCGTAGTAGACTGGAACTCGATATAAGAAAGCTCAAAGGATTAGCCGCGAGCATTAAAGAGAGGCGGGCGAACGAAGACATTTAATGGGTACGTGATACCCACTTACTTTATAGCTAAAGCCGTCCTCATCCTTCTCTCCGCGCTTCTTGTAGCACCCCCTGCTCAGTAGCTGATTTGTTGGTAGCCAACCAAGGAGCCATACTTTGCTAAGGTCTTTGCGAACTCTAATAAAATAGTAAAACTCCGCAGCGGGTTCTTTGCTGGCGGGACAATTTACTGAGGCCGTAAAATGAGGTTGAGGTCGGCTGCTACAGGTTTTCGACTTTACATCTATTTTCTTTTCGCCGAGACAATAGTCATGTGTAAAGCTACGCCCACCCACATAACGGGCTTCGGGGTAAAGAAGGCCAAAGGCAACTTCACCTAAAAATCCAGTCATTCGGCCAAGCCCCCGAGTAAATGAACTAGGCGTAATACCTAGCTTTTGACTACGCTCAAAAGCTTGTTTTACATTCTCTGAAGAAGGGGTGAACACTATGTGCCGACACCCCCGTTTCTTAGAGAACTGACGGGGGAGTTTTCGGCTCATTACCAGAGATGCTTACATGCCCAATACCTAGCTGTAGTTTTGTCTTTAGCGGTAGCGCAGTTATGGCGAGCGCGGAAGTTGGCTCTTCTTTTGGGATCTTTGTGTTTAGTGAAATCGCTATAGTCCCTATGGCCGTAAGATACTTTCTTCACCTTGTTCCCTTGTTTGGCTAGGACTACGAACTTCTTCTTAGATCCTTTGGGTGCTCGTTTAGGTTTATTGATGCCCGGAAAAGTCTCACCCATGTAAGATATTCTACCAGATGGTAGGCGTTTAAATCGTTGCCGTGTCATGCCATTCTTTTCTTTTGTTTGTTCTTTCTCTTCTTCTCTACAAAACCATGGGCGCGTCTTTCGGCATCAGTGTACTTGGCGGTTTGTTTACCCCTAGAATGAGCTTTACGTTTCCGAGCATTAGCGGCAGCTTTCTCTGAAGAGGATAAACTATCTCTCACACGCTTTGGCCCATACCGTCCTCTTTGACTGCGGGGTTTCTTTTTGTCCGACTCGTTGTAGAAGTCCCAATCTTCATCGGTCCACTTCTTAAGAGACTTCTGAGAAGCTTTCATAGTCTAAGAGGTGTAACCTCCTCCTCTTTTCTTATATTCCATAGCTAAGAACTGCGCTTTACGCGCCGACCACTGTCCGGGTTTACCACCTTTGGAACCCGCCATTATTCTTTTGAATAAGCGTTTTCTCATTCCCGGCTTGGTGTAGTTACCGGCCTTATTGACTGTAGATTTTTTCTTAGCCATAGTTCTTTCCTCCATCCATTCTCTTTGCTACGGCCTGCAAGAAATCCATTTTCTTCTCCTTCTTGGTCATCTTCTTCGCGGCTTTCTTTGCCGCTTTTTTGGGAGCTGCTTTTGACCCCTTAGCTTTCTTCTTAGCTGAGTCACTCAACTCTTCGAAATGAAAGAGCTTCTGACTTTTATCGCTATGAGTTTTACCCGTGTGGACTTCTCCATTGGGCATTTTATGTGACCCTCCTTTATGGACGGTCCCGTCTTTTAAGTAGTGTGGCGCACCTTTCATTTTTTAGTTAGTCGTTTTGAGGTTCTTTCCCAAGCTGGGAAGAAAATTTCATCCATGCATCGAACAATCGCTTCTTCTTCGTAACGCTCACAGTAACCCAAACCAGATATGGCGAACGCTGCGTGTATCATTTCGTGTCGTAGTGTTTCGTATAGGTCTTTACCTTTGAGGGTTTTGTCTAGGGTTATTAGTTTTCTACGATGTGAGTAAAGGCCGTAACAGTCGTCGTCCCCTAAATCTCTGAACTGCACCCGAACTCGGATTCCAGCCATAGTTATGCTTTTGGGGGCAGTCATCCGTCGGCATATTTATTGATGGCTCTTGCGTAAACTCCGGCGAGCTTTCCGCGATTGTTGTTAATCATCTGCCACTCTTCGCAGTTACTGCCGAAAAAAGGCTCTGCGATCACAGCGACACACGGTGTCTTCTTAAGAAAGTAACTGCCTCTTTGCCTAGAAGCTCGGGGCTTGGCTCCCCTAGATTTCATGTCGGGGTAGACCTCCTCCATCTCTTTTTTGAGCGCGTAGGCAAGCTCACTCCCCCCTTTACTCGCGTGCCAGTAAAGCCATTCGTGGCCTGTTGCAGTGGGAGTAGCAGAGTTAAAATGAAACTCTATTACGGCATCTACCTCGTCCTCTTTAAGTTGAGCTGCCAGATATTCTATGGCCCCCACATAATCAGGTTCTTTGTAGTCATCATAGATAACATAATCTACGCGTAACCCTTTCGCCACTCGGCGAACCAAATCAGAGTTGAACATAAACTCTGATATACTGTAGCCCGACTCCCGAGTCGTCAACGCGCCTTCATCCCCTTTACGGGAATGCCCTACTGCTAACCCGATCTTCATTTATTAATTAAACGGTAAAGAGATGCTATTCCTACCGCGATGCCAACAACTAGCGAGCCTACCCTCAGCCAATACTCAAATTGCTCTTGCATACTAGTTATGAGTCCAATGACCGGAGCGGCCATCCCAATCAAAGAGTCAAATATACGTGTGTTAAAGATCATTCTCCTATGTTGCTAAGGGGGTCACGGTTGTAGAGCTTATTCATTATCTGATCTACCTCTTGCTCTAGCTCACCAATTTTTAAATTTTGCCTAACGTCATCTGGCAACGAACCACTCCCCCATTTACCAGCAGGCCAATCCCGAACGAAGATCGCGTGCTTTTCAACATCCTTAGCGATCATTTGGATCTGGAAGTCGTTGTGTTGAACTTCACTTTGAAGATTACTAGCCCACCAAACGATGCCCGCCGCTTGAACAGCGAGGCCGACCCCCAGTGAGACTATAAACTTCGTGTCCATTATTTGCCGATGATGATGGCCCTGCGATAAGAATAGTCGCTGTGAAATCTGTGTTCCTCACGACCTACAAGAACCCCCTCTTTAAATTGATACGACCTACCTTTAATCAGTGTGATCGTCGGGGGATCGTATAACGCGCTTGCG